TTCGTTTCATTAAAGATGAAAGTTTAAACGTTGTTGGTGATAAGTTGGTTATCGATACTGGTGTTGGTGAACTAAATGTCGTCTGATCAGAATTTTCTTTGGGTCGAGAAGTATCGTCCTAAGACTATCGATGAGTGTATTCTTCCAGAAAATCTAAAGCTTCCTTTTCAGTCTTATACAAAGACTCAAAACATTCCTAATTTAATCCTGACAGGTACACCCGGAGTCGGTAAGACTACGGTTGCTCGTGCTATGTGCGAAGAGGCAGGAATAGATTATATTCTGATCAACGGTAGTGTCGAATCTGGTATTGATACTCTTCGTGTTAAGGTCATGGGTTTTGCTTCTTCCATAAGCCTTATGGGAGGTCGTAAGGTTATCATTGTAGATGAGGCAGATAAGCTATCGAACGCTGCTCAGATGGGTTTTAGGGGCGTTATAGAAGAGGTTTCTGACAACTGTACCTTCATCTTCACCTGTAATTACGTGAACAGAATCGAGGATGCAATTCATTCTCGTTGTGCTGTCATCAATTTTTCCCTTCAAGCAGAAGACAAGAAAAAGATGGCAGCAGCTTTCTTTAAGAGAATCACTCAGATTCTAGATATAGAAAAAATCTCATTTGAAAAAGAAGCTATTGCTAACTTGATCATGAAGCACTTTCCAGATTATCGTAGAGTTCTTAATGAACTTCAGCGATATTCTGCGAAAGGTGTTATTGATTTAGGTATCCTATCTCAGATCAGCAACGGTAACATGAAAGCACTCATGGAACTCCTTAAGAAAAAGGATTTTTATGGTCTTAGAAAGTGGGTTGGTGAAAACGGTGATGTAGATGTTGTATCTTTGATGACCGATATCTATAATTCTCTTGAAAATATTGTTCAGGCAAAGTCTATGCCTTTTGCGGTTGTTCTACTTGCAAAGTATCAATATCAGTCTGCTTTTGTTGTTGATCAGCAGATTAATCTGATGGCATTTTTGACTGAGCTTATCGCAGAATGTGAGTTTGTTAACTGATGGATTTATTCAGAGACGTTATCAACGGAATTCTCTATAGCAAGAAAGAGACTTTCAACGATCCAGAGGCAGAACGTGTCTACACACCGTTCATAGTAAATCGTGCATTATCTATGCACAAGGATACTATTTTTCATGCTAACCAGATGAATCAATGTTACAATCTTCCAAAGAAACCGCAAATTGACTATTACCTAAATACGATTAGGTCTGTAAAAAGACCTTTTGTAAAGTGGGCGAAGCCTATCAAGGAAGGCGATTTGCAAGCTGTTAAAATGTACTATGGCTACTCGGATCAGAAAGCTTCCGAAGCCCTGAGACTTCTTACTGACGAACAAATCACCTTTATAAAAGAAAGAACAAACACGGGTGAGTAATCATGTCGTTAGAAAATCTGATCGAGGTCACTCTGAACAAACCAGATGACTTTCTCAAAGTTCGTGAAACTCTGACTAGAATTGGAGTTGCTGCGAAGAAAGAAAATGTACTATATCAGTCTTGCCATATTTTACACAAGCAAGGTAAATATTACATAGTACATTTCAAAGAACTTTTTGATCTAGATGGCAAGCCAACAGATATAGTCGAAAATGATTATGCTCGTAGAAATACTATTGCCAATCTTCTTGAAGAATGGAATCTTGTTAAGATTGTCAATCCAGAAAAAATTAAGGATAATCTAGCTCCACTGTCTCAAATTAAGATTATTGCATTCAAAGACAAAAATGATTGGCAACTAGTTACCAAGTATAATATCGGAAAGAAGAAAAAAGTAGATTAAGAATTTTACTCTTAAGAAAATTTACTATATGATGTTGCTATAATGAAATGGTTTTTAAATTTTCTTGAAAAGAAAGGTCGTAAACATACGATTTTAGATCGTGATGGTAAGCTTCCTTACCTTGTTCGTTATTACGTAGCTTTCCCCGACTCTGTTCAAAGAGAAAGAAAAGACATACCTTTCAATGTTTTTATTCATCAGTTCGTGGCATCTGATGAGCCAGTTTTTCACGATCATCCTTGGTCATACTTTACCTTAGTATTGAAAGGTGGTTATTGGGAACATACACCAGAAGGAAAATTCTGGAGAGGTCCAGGACATTTTAGATTCAATCGCGGTGGATATCACTGGATTGAAATTCCTGAACCCGGTAAAACTTGGACGCTCTTTGTAAGATTCAGAACAAGAAAAGATTGGGGATTTTTGGTGAATGGATTATGGATCAAGTGGGATCAATATTTAAATAATGTGAGAAATCAAAAGGTGAAATTATGATGATTCCAAAGCCGAATTTGCGCCCGCGCATCGGGAAACCTGCAATGATCTCTAAGAAAGATTTTAAAAATTCTAAATGGGATTTGAGATTCCTCAATTTAGCAAAAGAAGTATCTTCGTGGTCTAAAGACCCAAGTACAAAAGTTGGTGCTGCTATCGTAAGACCAGACTACACTGTTGCGTCATTAGGATTCAATGGATTTCCATCCAGAATGTCAGATGAACCACATGTTTATTCTAATCGTGAAGAAAAGTACAGCCGTATCATTCATGCCGAAATGAACGCTTTGTTGCATTGCCGCGAATCTGTACATGGATACAGTCTTTTTACATATCCTATGATGACTTGCGACCGTTGTTTTGTTCATCTAGCCGAAGCCGGAATAACCCGTTTTGTAGCCCCTAGGGCGTCCCAGGACAGCCTTTCTCGTTGGGGCGCTAGCTTCGATAGGGTCCGTAGATACGCCTCTGAAATGCACTTAGAATTGGTTGAAATTGATTTGGTAAAAGATGAAGAAATTTTAGGAGTTGTGGAGGAACCACTCTAAGTTATTAATTTTATTAAACTTTATTTTCTTGCAATTAATTTAAAATAATGCTAAAATAGAATTGACTATTGTCAATTTTTGGAGTTTTTATGGATATTGAGGATAAGATCAAGTTTCGTGTTTTTCCTATTTCTGAACTCCGTGAACATTTAGGTAAGCGAGATTATTCCGAAGAAATTTTGAAAGCTAAGGATTATCTTATTTCTCGTGGAATTTCAGAAGTAAAACCAATTATTAATGCTAATAATGCGTAAGAAAAAAATTCGTGGAGAAATTTACAAGAAACTAGATCATGAATATGTTCGTGATCTAGGAGTCAATAAGATTCCTAGTTATGATTATAGTTGGCGTCGTGGAGCGGAAGCAAATAACATTCCTTCGCATGTTACAACTACTCAGTTTGTCCCAGCAAGAATTAGCATGACTGATCCTATGTCTCTTGCAAAAGAGAGTAAGGAAACACAAGATGCTATTCTTGCGAAGAGCAAAAGATTAGCACCACTTTATTCAAAAGGTGCAGTTCAGTATATTACGGATGATGAGAACATCAAACAGTTAGGAAGAAAAATCAAATAATGGACGTATGGTCTAAACCACCAAAAGAACCAGAATCACCCTGTATCAATGTTTGTGTTATTAACAGTAAAACTGGATATTGTACGGGGTGTTTTCGTACATTGAGAGAAGTAAGAGATTGGATGAATGCCACTTCTCTCGAAAAATCTCTCATCTTAGAAAATGTAAAAAAACGAAAAGATGAAATTCAATCTAGCAAGTGATCTGCACGTAGAATTTTCAGAAGCACCTAAATTTTTAGGTGGAGAAAATTTGATTCTTTCTGGAGATATCATTCCTGTTGCTCTTCTTAACAAAAAACGCACAGATAAAGTCTCTCTTAAAATAAAGAAATATTTGAATTCTTTTCTTGAAGACATATCAAAAAAATACAAAAACGTATTTTTTGTGATGGGTAATCATGAGCACTATAATGGAGTATTTGATTATACCTACAGTGAATATAGAGAATTTTTGTCTAAATTTCCAAGTTTTAAACTCTTAGAAAAAGAAAGTTTTAATATTTCTGACGATGTTGTTATCTTTGGTGCAACTCTCTGGACAGATTTTAATCATGGTAACGTAAATGATATGCTTTTAGCAAAAATGCATATGAATGATTATCACGTTATTCAAAAATTCATGGGTGCTACGACTTATGGTAGTAATTACTTTCGATTGAATCCAGAAAATACATTAGCAGAACATCTTAAGACGATGGAAACTTTGAGTAAATTCTGTGATGAAAATAAAGAAAAGAAAATCATCGTTTCTACTCATATGGCACCATCTTCTAAGAGTATTGATCCTAGATATGAAGATCATAGTTTAAATTCATCATATTACTCTGATCTTGTGAATTTTATTTTAGATCATCCACAAATCAAAGTTTGGACACACGGACACACTCATCATAGTCATGATTATATGATCGGTGAGACTAGGGTTATTTGTAATCCCAGAGGATACCCCATCGGTAGACAGGGTGAATATGAAAATGAAAATTTTCAATTAGATTTTACTTTTGAGGTATAACATGAAGAAAGAATACTCACACATTACATTTGTATTAGACAACTCTGGTTCGATGTATCGTCTAACACACGACACCATCGGTGGTTATAATTCTTTTATCAAGAAACAGAAAGAAGTTCCAGGCGTTGCAACCTTTTCTCTTTATCAATTCAATAACACACCGAACGAAAAGAATCCACATAATTATGTGACGACATATGAATATTGTAATCTTTATGATGTCCCTGATCTAAATGATCATAGTTATCAGTGTTTGAGTAGGACGCCGTTGCTTGATACTATTGGTCACGCGCTGGACATTACCGGTCAGAAAATTGCTGCTATGAAAGAATTCGACAGACCAGAAAAGGTTATTTTTGTCATTCTGACGGACGGAAAAGAAAATGCTAGCACTCGATATACTCGTGCTAAGATTAATGAAATGATCAAACATCAGACTGATGTTTATAAGTGGCAGTTCATTTTCTCGGCAGCTAATCAGGATGCTATTGCTGCTGGTGGAGACATTGGAATTGCTTCTGGTCGAGCAGTTAACTTTGCAGTAACAGGAATGTCAACTAAGTCTAGTTATGATGCTATTTCTGACAGCGTTTCTTTCCTAAGAACTGCTTCTGTTTCTGATGCTTCAGCTTATGAGATTGATTCTAATACTAAGCAACAAATTTTCGATGGAACTTACAAGTCATGAAAGCGACTGTCGTAACAGCGACAACGGGAAATCCGATTCTATTCAAATGTTTAGAATCGGTGTTTTTACAAAAACACAATAATATTCAACATCTTCTAGTTATAGACGGACCCGATCATTACGAGAAGGTCCGTAAGATCATTGAAGATTTTGATAACGATGTTCGTTATAGGGGTAAAGAATCATCTAAAGATGGATATAGATTAGATATCATTTATTTACCCTATTCAATAGGAAAGGATAGATGGAACGGTCATCGAATCTATGCTGCTGGTTCTTACATAGCAGATGGTGACTATCTGATGTTTCTTGATGATGATAATTTCATCGAGAATACTCATATTCAAGACTGCTTTAAAGTTATTTCAGAAGGAAATAGTTGGGCTTATTCTTTCAGAAAAATTGTTTCTTCTAATGGTAATTTTCTTTGTTTAGATGACTGTGAGAGTTTAGGAAAGTGGGCAAGCGTTTTACATCCACAGGATTATTTTGTAGATGTTAACTGTTATTTTCTATCCAAGAAGATTGCTATTGATTTATCTTCTATCTGGAATAGAAAGGCAAGAGAACCAGGACAGCCAGAAGTCGATAGAGTTCTTTGTCAGGCTCTCAGAACTTATTTTCCAAAATTTGACAGTACGTATAATTATACTGTAAATTATACGGCAGGAAATACCGAATTGTCCGTTACACCACAGTTTTTTGTAAAAGGTAATGCTGAAATGCTTAGAAGATATAATGGAGATTTACCTTGGAAAAAGTAAGAAATATTCTATTCAAAGATCACGATCCATATAAAGATTTGAATTTGTTGCCAAAAAATGATTTTGGTTGGGCGAGTGAAAATCCTTGTTATATGGAATTCATGTCTATAGTGAAACCAAAAAGAATAGTAGAAATAGGAACTTGGATGGGAGGCTCATCAAGAGCTTTCGTGAAAGTTGCTGAACAATTAGGTCTTCTAGATGATGAATTTGAAATCATCTGTATTGATACTTTTCTAGGTTCATTTGAACACTGGAACCGAACCGGTTATGACATGCCATTTAAAAATGGAAGACCAACCATTTACGAACAGTTTCTTTCTAACACTGTTCACGCAGGATACGAAAAATATGTCACACCGTTTCCTGTGGATTCGCAAAACGGATACTTGACATTTAAACATTTCAATTTATCTGCTGATATGGTCTATATCGACGCTGGACATGATTATGTCTCTGTAAAAAACGATATTGTAAATTGGAGAAAAATTTTAAGACTAGGTGGGTTGATGATCGGTGATGATTGGTTTCATCCTCCTATTAAAGATGCTGTCAGAGACACATTAACAAATTATTTTGATCGTGGGGCAAAATTTGTATGGATAAAGTAACTGAAAAAATCAATGCTTGTATAGTATCGTTTTTTATGAACAATATCGACAGAAAAAGCGTAGAGTTACAACATAAAGTTGTTGAAAAATTTAATGTAAGGAAATACCCACATTACTCTATTCTTACTGATTTAAGGCATGGTGCTTCTATGGACTTGTTCTGGCAGATGAATGGTATCGATATGCCTATGTTCAAGGGTCACAATGTACCTAAAAAATTTGATCATGATGTTATTATTTTTCTGGATATAGATGCTGTTCCTGTGAATGAAGCTGCTTTGGATATGCTTGCTATTTCAGCACATAATGGAAATTTAGTTGGAAACATTCAACGTTCTAATCACATTAAGAATGATCAACATGTTTTCGTTGCTCCTTCCGCTATGGGAATTTCCGTAAATACTTTTTTTACTATGGGAAAACCTTCCGCTTTAGAAACATCAAGAGCCGATGTTGCTGAAGAATATACCTTCGCTGCTGAAAAATCTGGCATTGTTCCTCTTGACTTTTATATGCCTTTGAGATATGATGAGAGACCTGCTGAGTGTGAATCTTGGGCGTTAAAAGACGGCATGCCTGTATATGGTCGCGGAACCACATTTGGAATAAATGGTGAAGAAAAAGTAGAGTTGTTTTGGCATAACTTTCAGTCGTTTCATCCTGGACAACAGGAAAAATTCTGGAAGAAGTGTGAGAGTTTGTTAAATTAAGAGGAATTATGGCAAATCGTAGTACGTTTAATTCTGTTCTTCCTAGAGAAGACAAGAGAATCATTGATCTGATCAAGGGTGATTCTCAGTATGTAAATACTGTAAGAAAGCTTTTTCTAGAAGCTCACAGTATGCATCTTTCTTATGTCAGAAAGAGATTGAGTCAGAAGACTAATGTTGACTCTGAGACTGAAAATACAGAGAGTGTGTAATATTGATAAACGATCTTTGTGATTTAAGAAAACTGTTTCTATCAAACAAGGTCAAGATCAAAGAATTTACGGGAGCATATCTCAAAACCGAATCTGGTGATAATTGGGGTATGTCTCTCGGTGTTCTTTATAAAAACAACGAACCTGTGAATCAGAAAGAACTTGTAGATTCTTTTTCTCCGAAGAAAAAGAAAAGAGGAAAGAAAAAGTAATGTACTACACAAATGTAGCTTGTTTGGGAAATAATATTCTCATTCGTGGTGTAGATAAAAACAAAAGATTCAATCTCAGAATACCCTACAAGCCAACTCTCTATGTAAGATCGAACAACCCTTCTCAGATCAAAGATTTAACGGGTTCTAGTCTTGAGCCTGTGAAATTTTCTTCTATTTCAGAAGCTAGAGAGTTTATAAAAAAGTACAAAGAAGTAGACAATTTCAAAGTCTATGGACAGAATTCTTATGAGTACGCTTTCATATCCGAACACTTTGGAGGAAAGTTAGATTGGGAACCACAAAATATCGTTATAGGGACGATTGATATCGAAGTTGGTTCGGAGAATGGGTTTCCAGAGCCTAAGATGGCATATGAACCGATTACTGCGATTACCCTACACGTTCATGATGTTTTTCACTCAGACGCTATGGATGGTTTATATTACGTTTTTGGATGCCATCCTTACAATAATTCTGATCCAAAAGTCAGATACTTTCATTGTAAAGACGAGAAAGAT